GGCCGAAAACAGAAGCTTGAGAATCGTCTAGTTTCGCATCTAGTTCAGTTTGCAAGGCATATTGAGTATGTGGGTCTGCCAGCGCAACGTGCGCTGCTACAGCGGCTCCGGAAGCTCCTGCAACTTCTTTATCTGTATCGAGTTCGTTAAGTGCTGCTTGAACATTGGTCGCTGCGATGTTTCCAGCAGGAACATTACCTAGCTGGTCTGCTGTTGTGGGGTAATCACCAAGCCACGTCCAGACAGAGCCGTCGCTATAATAGGACCCTTTTTCGCGTCTATTGACTAAGAAAATGCCAGTTGAAGTCAATACCCAATATTTTTGTTGAGGTACCGTGGCAGGAGCGGGAAGGTCCGCAAAAGCATTGACTGTTACTGAATCTTTGCCTGTGTAAAGCTCTGTAAAATTGTCATTGAGCTTGGTTCTGACAAGCAGTCCGCTTTCCCCATTATTGATTATCTGTTGGGGCATTTAATCATTCCAGACGTCTGTATCTATCCATTCGCCACCGTCATTCCAGAAAGCAAGAGCTAATATCCAGATTGGACCTCCCCCACCTCCTGCTGCAAATTGCTGCATCCATGTTGATATCATGGATTAGATCGCAAGCGTACCGCTTGCTCCTCCTGCCAGCACTACAGTTCCACCTTCTGACGTTGGTAACAGGAAAGGAAGAGGTAAATAGACTCCTGCACTGACAGGAACGGCTGCGATTAAAGAAGTGCCGTCAAAAGCAGTGAGTGAAAGTGTTCCGGCAGTGATAGCTAGAAAACCTCCAATCTGTCCTCCTCGCACCTGATAAGTACCGTTCAAGGCGATAGGTTGCGGGCGGTATCTTTCACGTACAGCAGTCATATTTCAATCCTTTATGAAACCCTGCCCCTCGTGGAAAGAGGCAGGGTCTTCATCAGCAGCTAATCCAACTTAACTGCCGTTGAATCTAACCATACGACTGCGATCCCGAATGTTGGCGTTGATAGCAACATCAAAGCGGACACCGTGCGCACCCGTATTAAAGTCGCTGTTAGGCCACATCCGAACACTCAAAGGAATGCGAGGCAGTCGGGTACGCGCTGCCGCTTCGTTTCCGGCAGGCATGACCAACTGCATAGTGTTCACTACGACGGCAGATTTTTGGATAAGCAGTCGTGGCGAAAGCAACGTGCTTGCAGCACCGAGGAATGTCAGAAGCGCACTAGCCGCAGGAGCGGCGGATACAGTCGCATGTGCCGTATTGATAGCGATATTGTCACCTGCACCACTTCCCGGAACAATAATGGCCGGGAAAATAGTCAAAGTAACTGCACCTGCAACCGCTGTCGCATCGGCGATGACAGTGAACTGCTGCAAACGGGCGGGAGTGACGTTGGACTGTTTACGATTGTCATACGCAAAAACTCCTGCAATCGTAAACACTTCACCTGCACGATAGGTCTTGACACCTGCGTTATTCAGAACAAGTTGCTGAGTCATCCGGCGTCCATTGACTGCCCCTGCTTTAGCAACAGTCGCATAGTCTACGTTTTGTGCAGCCGCGTTTACCGTTGCTTCTGCTGATGCCAAACGTGTTCCTGTCAACAAAGTAGGAAGCTGGTTTGTAAACATCGTTTTGATGTCATTGACTTCGCCTGTAAATCCTTTTCGGAAAGTGGATGTCGAAAATGCATCAGGAGAGGGAAGTTTGATGACGCTATCGCCCAACTTCATCCGATCAACCGGAGCCATTATATAAGAAAGCTCCATATCCTCAACGCCGTTTTCCGTGAGTCGAGTATGTGCAGCAGCCGCGTCAAGCCATTCGTCAATGGAGGTGATACCGTCGCCTACCCAATCGCACGAACCAAGAGTCGCAATTTGCAAGATATAAGCGTCAATTCGTGCTGCCATAGACGAAGCCGCGCCCATAAGGGCTTTGCTCTTTTTAGCTGTGCCAATGTCCTTAATTGCGTTGAAATCACTCCAACCCATGTCAGCGCCGAATGTACCTGTAATTTCAAATACTTCAGAACCAAAAACAGAGCCTTGTGTCCCGGCAGTCAAATCCTTGACGCCGTTTTCAGTCCGAGTCACATTATAGCGAGGTGTAGTCTGCTCAAGGACTTTCATCCCGTTCAGATCATCCATTTCGCCATCCATCTCATTCCATGTTACGGCTTGAGAAGAGGTTAGGTTGTTCTGCAACACCTGTGCGAATGAATTAAGTACTAGTCTTTGCTGTTCTACTGTTACTATACCCATCGGGATAATCCTTTTCTAATGGAAGCAAATCAGATTATCCCGATTTGCAAAATTACATACTCTTATCGTCTTGCACCCAAAGTTTTTCAAAATCCCGAGGATTTGAAGTTGCTGGATTGATTGACGTCCGGGAATTTGCTCCCCTTGCGATATTTTTAGGAGGCTCCCCCGCGCGCGGAATGCGTCTAGGTTGTTTCACCCCGCTGATTGCAGCGTCACGTTCCTGAACGAACTTAATCTGTTGATACGCTGACAGATTTGCAACTCGCGAAGCTTCTTTCGTATCTTTGGATAGTTCGTAGAGGATTTGCGCGCCGTTTTCAGCTTCATGCGTTGCCTCAAAGGTTGTTTGTGATAATGCCCAATCACCGCGCATTCCTGCATCTACAACATTTTCTTGAAAATCGTCGTAGATTTCAGACCCGCGAGAAGCAAGATCATCGACCTTTTCGAGAAGTGCAGTTTGCTGTTGCTGTTCTGCATATTGCCTCTCGTTTTCCTGCTGACGTTGCAGGACCGCATCGGCTTGTTTTGCTGCCTTTTGTTCAGTCAGCCATTCAAGCTTATCCTCGATATAACGGTCGTCGAGGTGCCCGAGAGGATACAATTGCGAATCTGTAGGATCAGGTGCAGTTGTTCCTGTGTCTTGACTTACTGCACTGTTTTGCGCTGTCAAGCCTTTTTCAAGATTTTCTAGTCGCGTAACTAAATTATTTATAGTACGGTCTTTATCATGGTTCCGTTTGACTAATTCCCGAATGCGTTCACTTGGCTTACGTTTGTCGGTTTTCTCGACTTCCGTTTCCTCAGTCTCAGTGTCAGCTTCCTCAGTCTCAGTGTCAGCTTCCTCAGTCTCGACTTCCGTTTCCTCAGTTTCTCTCGTAGAATTATTCATTTCTATTTCGTTATTAATAACGAAATCGTCCATTTCTGGATTTTCCATATTTACGTCGTCACTCATTTTCATCTCCACGCATGATAGTTGATTGTTCGTCATTGATCAAAGAATTATCCTGATCGATAGCAGACATAACCTGCTTGAACTCTTGGTCTTGTGCACGACTTTCGCGCTCTTGGTTTTTGCCATCAATATCTGCCTTACGGCTTTGAGCATCCATGATCGCTTTATAGGCTTGAGCTTCTGCAAGCCTTGCCCGTGCTTCATCATTGGATGCTTTAGCTGATTTGACTGCCAAATCTGCTTGAATTTGAGCTTGTTCTACCTGTTTCTGCATTTCTTGCATTTCTTGATTTTGTTGCTGCGCTTGCTGCATTTCAGGCGTCAATTCATCCGCTGGAATAGTGCCGGGCGGTAGCAACATCTTGAAGCGTTTGACAAATTCTCCGCTCTTCGGCCAGTCCTGCGACTCTGCAACCAAATCCATAACGACGGCTGCGCTTTGAGGCATGGCATTTACGAAAGCCATCATTTGCTCTGCTGCCAGTGTTCGCTTGGTTTCACTAGCAGGGCCTACTTTGACTGCTACGCCGTACTTGCCTAAAGTGACGTCGCTATTAGGGTCGCTAGGATCGTTGATTGTCTGCAAGAGCATTTTGTCATCGCGACCAATGATTGTCAGTGTCCTCTGCGTATCATAAATGAACGGGATAAGCTCATTTATGTTCTTAGCGCAGCGCTCATCTGCAATCCGCCGCCTATCGACGTAGATATAGCTTCCAACGTCAGACACCATCTGGCGTTGCTGAATAGCAATCTTGGAGACTTCATTAGAGGGCATACCTAGCGCCGCCTCGTGGATATTAGAAATATCCTTGATGTCCTGCGTCACCATATTGGATTCGTTGACGAGCGCGCCGTCGATACCGGGCGGCGGGATATGTTGAGGTACTTCTTCCCCGTCAACGCGGTACAAGAAAGGATCATCTGAGGACGGCGCGGCTCGCCATTTGGCTTCGTGTCCTTTGACCGCCTCAGGCGTCGTCAGCCATTTGTTACGGGGAGCCGCTACCAATTGTTCGGCAACAGTCGAACGCCAGTAATTAT